GTAGGAATACCCCAGATCCAAAAGAACCTGAGCAACTTTACTGGGCGTAACTAACTCCTTTAGTGTAGCCCTAACTGACCAGATATTGTCATCCCCTAGAGCAATAAATCTTGCTTCTTTTGACAATAAAGAAATGACATGCACATAATCTACCTCAGTGGCAATTCGATGATCTTTGCCACAGGCTGCAGAAACTATTGCATAACGTAAAAGAATGTTATTGGCTATGGTGTTGAACATAGTTGTGAAGAAACTACCAGAGGGCATAGAACCAGCGGCACTCCAAATAACTCCATCGCACAAATATTGTGGATTGAGGAGTTCTTGAGAGAAGACACGTCGTACCCAAGTATCAACTTCGGGACAACCCTTATAATAACTCTCAGCAACTTTAAAAGACATACTATGTAAATTCTCTAAGATATTTTTATCATATTGTCTGTGATCACCATCAATACATCCAGCATCACCATTAAGAATGTGTCGATAGAGCATAGCCCATTCCTCACCATAGGGATTAACCCCTACGGCGCTACCATTCTTAATCCTATTGGACATCATCCAGCGAATAAAGTCACCAAAATACATTCTACAGGCTATTAGAAAGGCTAAATCCGTACCAGATATCATTCGGGTCTCACCCTCCTCATATTTGGCCAATTTGCGCCTCTCATCCTTAAGAAACGTCATAAATGCATGTTTATCTCGTTGGCCAATTTTGGCTTTCTCAATAATCATTAATACTTGTAACTTAAGTTTTTTGCAGGCAGGTGTTTCAAAGTCATAAGGGCCCTCCTTGCCAAAGAAATCAGTCTTCCCTGGCCCCTCTGTATACATACACAACGGGTACCCAGGACTAGTAGCTCGAGGGATTCCTTCACAAAACTCTATACCAGGAATTCCTTCAACAGCTTCCTCAAATGTGAGCAAACGAGGTTGCCATGGTTGATTAGCCTCAGCATTCGCGTGCAAATGGTGTATGTACTCATCAGTCACATTATCCATCAACACTGAATTATAAGCAGGAAAACCTCCTCCATAATCTTTGAATGCTTTCTGTATAGGACGAACTAATTTGCCATCTCTAGTAAAATTTCTAAGACGAGCTGGCCTGGTTTTAGCAGGTCCCCACTCTCCATAGATGGCACTAGGAATTATGTTTGTTTTTGTGACAGAACGCGGAGCTTGCACCACCTCCATG